CAACAGACATCAAAGAAGAAAACGAATGGATACCTATTCCACGTATTGCACGTACCGTACCATTCGGATATAAACAGGATGATGAAGACCCCGACATTCTTCAACCTATACCAATTGAATTGGATTTGCTAGAGAAGGCTAGGTCACACGTAAATCAATACAGCTATCGTGAAGTAGCAAACTGGTTGAGTACGCAGACTGGCAGATACATCTCGCATGTAGGTTTGAGGAAACGGTTAAACAATGAGCGAAGACGTAAGAATCAAGCTGCAAGCCTCCGCAAGTGGGCAGAATATGCGGAAAAGGCAATCGCCAAAGCGGAAGAAATCAGTAGCCAAAGAACAGGCTCCAGAGCCAGCAGCTAAAATAAAAGAAGTTACATATGAGACACAAAGCATAGAAGAACATGCTAATGTGTTGTTCAAGCCAAACCCCGGACCACAGACGGAGTTTTTGGCGGCAAGTGAAAGAGAAGTTTTGTACGGTGGTTCTGCAGGTGGTGGCAAAAGCTACGCTATGCTTGCAGACCCTTTACGGTACATGGGGCATCCACAGTTTAGTGGGCTTCTGTTGCGACATACCACAGAGGAGTTGCGAGAACTTATATTTAAGTCGCAGGAGTTGTACCCAAAAATCTGGCCCGGTATAAAGTGGTCAGAAAGAAAGATGCAGTGGACTGCGCCATCTGGTGCAAGGTTGTGGATGTCCTACCTTGATAGGGATGAGGATGTCTTGCGCTATCAGGGTCTGGCTTTTAGCTGGATAGGCTTTGACGAGTTGACACAATGGGCCACACCGTATGCATGGAATTACATGCGGTCACGTCTACGGTCCACTGCAAGCGACTTGCCAATTTTTATGAGGGCTACGACCAACCCCGGCGGCAGAGGTCATCACTGGGTTAAGAAGATGTTCATTGACCCTTCGCCATACGACAGAGCCTTTGATGCAACAGATATTGAAACAACCGAAGTCCTACGGTATCCAGCAGGACATAGCAAGGCAGGAAAGCCTTTATTTAAAAGACGATTTATACCCGCAAGACTTTCTGATAACCCATACCTTGCGGAAGCAGGTGATTACGAAGCCATGCTCTTATCACTCCCAGAGCAGCAGCGTAGGCAGCTTCTTGAAGGGGATTGGGATATCAAAGAAGGTGCGGCGTTCACTGAATTTGATAGGCGGGTTCATGTTGTTGAACCTTATCGTATACCTAGTAACTGGGTTAAGTTTCGTGCTTGCGACTATGGCTACGGTAGCTATAGTGCTGTTGTTTGGTTTGCCGTTGCGCCTTCTGAACAACTTGTGGTATATAGAGAACTCTACGTTTCTAAAGTCCTTGCCACAGACTTGGCAGATATGATATTAGAAGCTGAAGCTGAAGATGGTAATATTAAGTACGGTGTTCTGGATAGCTCTCTGTGGCATAAACGTGGCGATACTGGTCCTTCTTTGGCAGAACAGATGATAAGCAGAGGTTGTCGTTGGAGGCCATCAGACAGAAGTAGAGGTAGTCGGGTAGCTGGTAAAAATGAAGTTCACCGCAGACTACAAATAGATGAATTTACAGAGGAGCCTAGACTTGTTTTCTTTAATACTTGCACAAACCTCGCTGCCCAATTACCGTCCATCCCTTTGGACAAGAAAAATCCAGAAGATATTGACACGAAATCGGAAGACCACTTGTACGATGCGTTAAGATATGGTATAATGTCTAGACCAAGATTTAGTATATTTGATTATGACCCAATGGGTAGACCCGGTGGCGGTATGCAAGTAGCAGACGCAACCTTTGGATACTAAGGAAAAATAATATGGCTGAAGATGAAATCATGATTGAAGATGATGCTATTGCACTAGAAGATAGTGACGATACAGCAGTTTCAGATGCAGATGTAAGTAATATAATACCTTTTATTATGGGACGCTATCAGCGTTCCGAAGATTATAGATATCAGGACGAAGAACGTTGGTTAAAAGCATACCGCAATTATCGTGGTTTATACGGACCTGATGTTCAATTTACTGAATCAGAAAAATCTCGTGTCTTTATTAAAGTCACAAAAACTAAAACGCTGGCAGCATATGGACAGATTGTTGATGTTCTATTTGCTAACCAGCGTTTTCCTTTGTCTGTAGAGCCAACAGAATTACCAGAGGGCGTAGTTGCTGATGTACATTTTGACCCTAAAGAACCAGAAGAATTGCGTGGTGAAGCTGATCTTTCCAGTCCCTACGGTTTTGCAGGGGATGGCATGGACTTCCCAGCGGGTGCAACAGCGCAGACACTTCAGGAAAAACTTGGGGTGTTGGAAAACAAACTTGAACCTGTTGCTGACAAACTAAAAGAAGGTCCGGGTAAAACACCTACAGCTATTGCATTTAGCCCAGCAATGATTGCTGCAAAAAAGATGCAAAAGAAAATACACGATCAATTAGAAGAGTCAGGTGCAGGTAAACACTTGCGTAACTCTGCATTTGAAATGTCTTTATTTGGAACTGGTGTTATAAAAGGTCCATTTGCTATCGACAAAGAATATCCTAATTGGAATGATGATGGCGAGTATGACCCACTATTTAAAACTATTCCACAAGTAAATCATGTGTCTGTTTGGAATTTTTATCCAGACCCAGATGCAAACAATATGGACGAAGCACAGTATGTAATTGAACGCCATAAAATGTCACGTACACAATTACGTAATCTTAAAAAGCGTCCTTACTTTAGGGGTTCTGTAATTGATGAAGTTATATCTTACGGAGAAAATTACGTAAAAAAATATTGGGAAGATGATTTATCTGACTATGCACCAGAGCATGGCATTGACCGCTTTGAAGTTCTTGAATACTGGGGTATGGTGGATACAGACTTACTAGAAGAACAAAATGTTGACATACCAAAAGAACTAAAAGAGTTTGATGAATTACAGGCAAATGTGTGGGTCTGTAATGGGAAACTTCTTCGCATGGTGTTAAACCCATTCAAGCCATCAAAAATACCATATGCCGCTGCGCCTTATGAATTAAACCCATATTCATTCTTTGGTGTGGGTATCGCTGAAAATATGGATGATACACAAACATTAATGAATGGCTTTATGCGTATGGCTGTTGATAATGCTGTGCTGTCAGGTAACTTGATTGTTGAAGTTGATGAAACAAACTTAGTGCCGGGACAAGACTTAGCACTATATCCGGGCAAGGTATTTCGTAGACAAGGTGGCGCACCGGGCCAAGCGATATTTGGTACAAAGTTTCCAAACGTATCGTCAGAAAATATGATGTTGTTTGATAAAGCACGACAGCTTGCTGATGAGAGTACGGGCTTCCCGTCATTTGCTCATGGGCAAACTGGTATATCTGGTGTAGGGCGTACAGCTAGTGGCATCTCAATGCTAATGGGTGCTGCGCAAGGAAGCACAAAAACAATTATTAAAAATGTAGATGATTATTTACTACGCCCTCTTGGTGAAGGTTTCTTCCGTTTCAATATGCAGTTTGACTTTGACCCAGAGATTAAAGGTGATTTAGAAGTTAAAGCACGTGGTACAGAAAGCCTTATGGCTAATGAGGTACGTAGCCAAAGACTTATGCAGTTCTTGCAGATTGCAAGTAATCCTGCACTTGCACCCTTTGCTAAGTTCCAATACGTAATCCGTGAGATTGCAAAGTCTATGGACTTAGATCCCGACAAAGTTACCAACAATATGGACGAAGCTGCACTGCAAGCAGAAATCATGAAGGGCTTCCAACAACCTATGCAACAAGAACAAGGCGCACCAGCAGGTGCGGATGCAATGGACCCAACAGGCGCAGGCGGTGGTAACATTGGTGTAGGACAAGCTCCTGTGCCGGGTGAACAAGGATTTAGTGCAAATGGACAAGGAAATACTCAGCAAGTTGAAGCCGCTGGTCAGCAACAGCCGCCAGTGGGACAACTTCAATAAATATTTAGATGTGCTAATCGAACAGCAACATCGTACATTAGAGCAAGGTGATAGCACAGTATTAATGCATCGTGCGCAGGGAGCGATTGCAGTGTTACGTAATATTAAAACATTAAGGGATGCAGTCAATGGCTAAACGCATAACAGAACAAATGGAACTCTTTGAGCCAGTAGAACGTGGCTTTGATGAGGGTGGCCTTATGGATGAAGGCGGTATGGTTGATGAAGAATCAGGCAACGAAGTACCACCCGGTTCATTGCGTGAAGAAGTACGTGATGACATTCCTGCTCAGTTGAGTGAAGGCGAGTTTGTTTTTCCTGCAGATGTAGTGCGTTACATTGGTCTTGAAAATTTAATGCGTATGCGTCAAGAAGCTAAAATGGGCCTATCACAAATGGAAGCTATGGGACAGATGGGCAACAGCGAAGAAGCTACTATGCCAGATGATTTGCCATTTGATATGTATGACCTTGACATTGATGAAGAAGAAGGTTATAATATGCAGCAGGGTGGTTTGGTAGCTCCTTTGTCTGGACAACCTCAACCATATCAAATAGACCCACGCACGGGGACATTTTATATACCGGGTAGTGGTACTATGTATCAACCACCACAAATGCCACAACCACCGCAAATGCCGCAAGGTCCGGTATATCAAGCACCTCCAGTATATTCAACGCCTATATATACACCTGAAGTGCCTACTTTTCAACCACCAACAGGGGGTATTCCAAGTTTTCCAGAACTGATTGGGGACCAAGCGTTTCCTCAACCACCAAAGGAAAAAAAGCCAAAAAGACCAAAACCAGAAACACCACCTACAAGTGAACCAGAAAGAGAACAGGGTGGAGATGCCGCCACAGGAATGGATGGCGATTCTGGTGCAAGACAATTTGGTGGAAATGTAAATACTATGAAAAGCTCTGCGTATAGAGATGCCGTTGTAAAACTAGGTGGATATCAACTTGCGTCACTAAGTCCAACGCTAGGTTTAGCAGAGGCATTTAGAAGTGCTTTAGGTGATGATGATGTTAGTCAACCTGTTGGATCTTTAGCTGCTGCTGCAAATTTTGCTAGAGCAGCAACTGTTAGTAGATTAGGATATAGCGATATTTCTGAAGTTACGGCAGAAGATCTTGACCTTGTAGGAGAAGCAATGACTAGCGCAATAGATGCTGTAAAAAATAGTGAATCTTCTCTGACATCAGAACAAATTCAGGGTATTAGTAATAAAGCTGCAGAAGCTACAGTAGGAGATCCCGACTTTGAGACTGAAACCACAGCTTCTATTGACGATTCAGATGGACAGCCTTCTCCTGATGATGCCTATAATATTGGTGATGAAGGAGAGTTTGGTAGCGATTCTAGCTCTGATGATGAAAAAGAAGCAGGAACTGCGGCAGGCGGTTTTACAGATAGTGGAGAATTTGCAGGTCTTGCTGAAGGCGGCTTAGTTTCACAAATGAAGCATAGTGAATTAGCTTCTAAAAAATAATTCACAATATGTTGGCTACCTAATCCCCCACCCCGGCGTGGCTACGGTTGGCCCCAACGAAAGGAAGTACAATGGCTGAACAAGCTACAATTATGGCTGAAGAAATGCAGTCACCAAAAAAAGTTGCGTTTGCAAATCGTAAATACACAAACGAAGAGAAACGCAAAATGGAAGAAGAAGAATTAGAACAGTTAATGAAAGAACAACGTGGTGAAGTAGAGCAAGAAGCTGCTAAACCAGAAGAAGAAGCTGAACCTACTAGCGCAGAAGAAAAAACATTTAAAAAGCGTTACTCTGATTTGCGTAGGCATCAGCAACAACAGGCTGAAGAGTTAAAGAAAGAGATTGAATCACTTAAATCTCAACTTAGCCAAGCTGCACAGAAAGAAATGAAACTGCCTAAGTCTGATGAAGACATCGAACAATGGGCAAAAGATTATCCAGATGTAGCAGCTATTGTTGAAACAATTGCTATGAAAAAAGCACGTGAGCAATCATCTGCTCTTGAAGAACGAATGAAAGCAATTGATGAGTTGCAGTCTAGTGCTTCAAAAGAAAAAGCTGAAGCAGAACTAATGCGTATACATCCTGACTTTGGTGAGATACGGGATAGCGATGCATTCCATGACTGGGCAGAAGAACAGCCTAAGTGGGTACAAGATGCGTTGTATGACAATGACAATGACGCACGTTCTGCTGCTAGAGCCATTGACTTATATAAAGCGGATATGGGCATAGGTAAAGAAAAACCTAAGTCAGATAAAGCGGCAGCTAAGTCTGTGTCAACAAAGAACTCTCGTAGTAAACCGCAAGAAGAAGAAAGCACAACATATTTAAAAGAGTCTGAAGTGCAAAAGATGTCACCTCAACAATATGAGAAGATGTCAGATGAAATCATGGAAGCTATCCGAAGCGGTAAGTTTATTTATGATATTTCGGGTTCAGCACGATGAGTGTAATATTTAAACCCGAAAAAGACGTACAACTATTTGCTCCATTTGGCCCGACTATGGGATACTGTAAGATGTCAGATGAGTTAGTAAATAGCTTAAACGAAAGAATGTCTGAAAAACTAGAAGATTTTTCTGATAACTTAGTTGGTAAGGTATCACAAGAGTTAGCTTTTGATGATGAAATAAAACAACTTGCACAACAAAGTTTGGGTCAGTTTATAGGAAAATATCAGAACTATACAGAGTATAGAAACTCTATGGGTGCTAAAACTCTTGATCCAGAAAAATATGACTTCGGGTTACAGATAGTTTCAGGTTGGTTTGTACGTCAATTTGAAAACGAATATAATCCACTACATATACACACGGGATCTAGATTATCCTGTGTGGGTTACTTAAAACTTCCTGAAGGTATAGAGGAAGAATGGGAAGAAGACTATAAAGACCACCATCCAGCTAATGGGCATATACAGTTTGCAAGTGGTACACCCTCTGGATATACTTGCACTAACTTTATAATAAAACCTCAAGTTGGAGACTTTTATGTTTTTCCATCCCAACTATTTCACTGCGTATATCCTTTCTATACTAAAGGTGAGCGTAGGTCTTTTAGCATGAATATGAATTTTATTGAAGTGCCAAAAGAAAAAAGTGTTGACAAATAGTTATTTATACGTATAACTATAGTCAAATTGGTGTAACTTTATTGCGCAATATTGTTACACAAAATCAGCAAACAACGCAAGTCTTACGGATTACCTGAAGATTTTGGCCTGACCCGTACAGTCACACCCAAATGAAACAGCCTCTGATTAGTCTGGTTAGTTTGCATCTGTGAAATGCTAATTAGGAGAATTTAAAATGGCATTTACTACCGCATCGGGATATGGCAATCTTCCCAACGGTAATTTCTCCCCAATAATTTACAGCAAACAGGTGCAACTTGCTTTCCGCAAGTCTGCTGTTGCTGAAGCTATCACCAATTCAGACTATTTTGGTGAGATTGCTCAAATGGGAGATTCCGTTAAGATTATCAAGGAACCCGAAATCACAGTTAAGGCTTATGCCCGTGGTACAACCATCACGCCGCAAGACCTTGACGATGAAGACTTTAACCTTACAATTGACAAAGCTAACTACTTTGCATTTAAGGTTGATGACATTGAAGAAGCGCACAGCCACGTAAACTTCCAGCAACTGGCAAGTGATCGTGCTGCGTATCGTTTGGCTGACCAGTTTGACCAAGACGTTCTTGGTTACATGTGTGGCTTCAAGCAGTCTGCTCTTCACAGTGTTGCTGATACAGCAAACACCACTGTAAACGGTTCAAAGGCTATTTCAACTGCAGGATCAAATGAACTTTTGACTGAAATGCAAGTTGATGCCAATGACTTTGGTGGTTCTGCTGATAATGGTATTGGTATTCAGCCACGCCTACCGGGTGCTTCTTCAGTGCCGGGTTCAGGTAACGCTAACCCAACCATGATTATTGCTCGTATGGCTCGTAAGCTAGACCAGCAAAATGTTGATTCTCAAGGCCGCTGGCTTGTTGTCAACCCTGTATTCATGGAAGTCTTAAAAGACGAAGATTCAAAACTTCTGAACTCTGACTTCGGTGAGACTGGTGGACTTCGTAACGGACTTGTGATTAATAATCTGCACGGTTTCCAAGTGTATGTTTCTAACAACTTGCCAGAAATTGGAACAGGTTCTGCTACCACAGGTGGCACAAACTCTTCTAACTTCGGTGTGATTGTTGGTGGACATTCATCTGCTGTTGCTACTGCAGAGCAAATCAACAAGACTGAGACATATCGTGATCCTGACAGCTTTGCTGACATCGTTCGTGGTATGCATTTGTATGGGCGTAAGATTCTCAGACCAGAGGCTCTTGTTAATGCCCGGTTCTGTCTAGTGTAAGGGAGATTGAATTATGGCTTTAGGTGATAATACTACTTCCGTAGCACGTGGAAATGACGCACGTGGGCGTAAGCCTTACTTGCTTTCAGCAGAGTTGAATTTTGCAACTGCTGCAAGCGACAAAGGTACTGCTCTCGCTGCTAATGATGTTATTCCCGGTTTGACAATCCCTGCTAATACACTAATCATGTGTGCTGGCTTTGAAGTAACGTCTGCTCATACAGGCACTTCAACTGACACAGACTTTGATTTCGGTATTACTGGTGGTGACTTGGATAACTTCGTTGACGGTTTCGATTTTGATGGAGCTTCAGTAGGTGACTATGCCTTTAAAGCAGGACAAACTCCTGTTCTTATCGGTGGCACTTCTGACACTATCGACATTGAAATTCAAGCAATGACAGGCACAACAACAGGTGGTAAGATCCGCATGTTTGCTGTTTGCTTGGACGTTGATGATCCGGGTGACATGACTGCTCAAGAAGTAGACCGTGACCAACTCGCATAACAAAGTGATGGGGCAGGGCAACTTGCCCCTTCACACTTTTTATTAATAAGAGATACCTAAATCATGGCAATTACAACATCAATGTGTAATAGTTTTAAGCAAGAACTTTTTGGCGGCATACACGATTTAGATACAGATACTTTAAAATTAGCTTTAATTAAAGAATCACCTTCTGGCACATATAATGCCAGCATAACAAATTACTCAGATGTAACTGGAAACAGCGATGAAGCATCTGGAACTAATTATACAGCAGGTGGTCAACAACTTGATGGTGCATCTATATCACTTTCTGGTTCGACTGCGATTGTTGATTTTACAGATGAAGTTTTTTCTACAGTTACTTTGTCGGCAGATGGTTGTATTATATATAATGCATCTCAATCTAATAAAGCGATATGTGTAATTGATTTTGGCGGTACAGTAACTGCTACCTCTGGTGATTTGACAGTTCAATTTCCTGCCGCTGACGCATCAAACGCTGTTTTAAGAATAGCATAATAGGAGTAAATAAAGATGGCAACATCAAATGCAGCAACTAATTATCTAGAGAGAAGACTGTTACATTTTATATTTAAAAATAACTCTCTAAGTTTTTCATCACCGGGTGATAGCATATATGTGGGGCTTGCTACAGCAGTATCAGCAGCAGAAACAGGCTCTGTTACTGAAGCGAACTTTACAAACTATGCTAGACAGCAGGTAGCAGCATCAGGGTGGACAACTATTGGTGCAGACTCAACAGACACACAAACAGCTACAAATGCAGCTAACATAGATTTTCCTGCCTCTGGTGGTACTAACAATACAATTACTCATGCTTTTATTGCTGATGCATCAAGTAGCGGAAACATATTATTTGTAGGTGCATTAGATGCAAGCAAAACAATTCAGTCAGGAGATATCTTTAGAATTAATGCAGGTAACTTAACTATTGAGTTAAAATAAATGGCCCTTGTACTTAAAGATCGTGTAAAAGAAACTACAACAACCACAGGCACTGGCACATATACGTTAGCTGGTGCTGTCACTGGTTTTGAAACATTTGGTGAAATAGGTAATGGTAATACTACCTACTATACTTGTACAGATGACACAGATTTTGAAACAGGCATTGGTACATATACTTCTTCTGGAACAACTTTAGCTCGTACAACTATATTACAATCTAGTAACTCTGATAATGCTGTTAATTGGTCTTCTGGAACACGGACAATTTTCTGCACGTTACCAGCAGAAAAAATGGTGTTTCAAGATGCAAGTGGTAATGTAGATATAAATGGTGGCACAGTTGATGCAGTTACTCTTGGTACTAACTCTGCAGTTACAGAAGCACAAATTGATAATATAAATGTCAATGGTAATGCTATTACTAGCACAGATAGTAACGGAAACATTGCATTAACACCAAACGGCTCTGGTGAGGTTGACATCAGCAAAGTTGATATTGATAGCGGAGCTATCGATGGTACGACTATAGGTGCAAATAGTGCGGCGGCTGGTACATTTACAACGCTTACTGGTAGCGGTGATGTAACCATAGACAGTGGCGTACTAAAGGTAGACACATCAAACAACCGCATCGGTATTAACAACGCTTCCCCTCAGACGGATATTGATA